ATGGGGCTTGTTGCTGATAACTCTTTTTGTAATGATTCTAAATCTTTCAAGGAATCTTTCAAGGAATCTTCACGTAATTTTTCCAGGTCTTTTAGGGCTTTTTCCTCTTCATCGTAATCATTTTGGGTTTTCCAGGTGATATAATCCTCTGCTTGTTCAACGGCTTTTTTATAGCCTTCTTCACGGATTAACCAAGTGTCATCGCTTATTTGTTCTGCAAGGGCGATCTCCATTTTATATTTTTCTACATTGGCATCCTGGAGGACTTTTAAAACTTTTTTCGTCACGCCTTCTGTTTCCTTGAGTGTTTTTTCAGCTATTTCAGAAAGTCCGTCTCCCCATTTGCCAAAATCTGTGTAATTATCTTCAACGGCTAAACTCATGCGTGCTGATTCTCTTCTAATATCACGCATTGCCAATTCAATTCTTTTTAATATTTTTGTTTTTTCTGCAATTCTATTATTGGCAGCATCAGAAAAGAAATCGACTTTTGATTGTCTTTCAAGGAGTTTTATCTCTCCTCGTAACTTTTTAGCCTGTAATTCAAGCAGGCCCATTTTTGAATTAAATTTCTCAACACTGGGAATAGATTCAAAAATGGCCTCTCTCCAGGTTATCAAACCTGTTGATGCAAGCCCGAAAGCTTGCCACATGCTTATAAACCCATTGGTTAATTTTGGAATATATCCAATAATCTTAGCCATTGCTGCCGCTGCCTCAAACATGTTTTTAGCGAACAATGCAAATTGGTCAATCGCCTCAGGATTTGTTCTTATCCACTCGGTTGTTGATTGGACGATATCACGCATATATTGGTTATAATCATCAAAGGTTCTTAGCATTTCTCCTTCAATGGTTGAATTTAAAATCTTTATATCGTTATCAAGGCCATCTCTGATTATTTTAGCAAGGTCGCCAGTTGCGCCTGTATTTTCAATTATTTTTTTATTAAGCTTTTCATAGAAGCCTATATTGTCCATCAATATACCCGCTGTTTTTACCTGTCTCGCTCCAAAGGATTCACCAACTTTAATGGCGTCCCATTGCTCTGCTTTCATTTTTTTCAGAACATCTATAAGAGAAGAATCAAGGGCCATGCCTAATTTTTTGGCCGCCTTTTTAGATTTCAGCAAGACCATATTTAAACCAGACCCGGCCATTTCAGCTTTTACGCCTGAGTTTGCAAGGGTGCCAAGCAAAGCCGCCGTTTGTTCAACTTCAAGCCCCATTAATTTAGCTGTAGGGGCGGCCATTTTCATTGATTGACCAAGCATCATGACATTTGTATTGCTACTTGACGCGGTTGTAATGAAAGCGTCATTGACCCGGCTTAATTCACTGACATTCAAACCAAAGGCGGTTAAAACATCTGTTGTAATATCTGTGGCTTCAGCAAGTGCAACCTGCCCGGCTGTGGCAAGATCCAAAGTCCCTGGCAAAGCTGCGATACTTTTTTCAGCATCAAAGCCAGCCGCCGCCAAGAATTTTAAGGCCCCGGCGGCCTGCGTGGCTGTATGCTCTGTTGTTGCGCCCATTTCCCGGGCAATGTCATTAAGGTTTTTTAAGGATTGACCTGTCGCACCTGACCAGGCCTGAACCGTTTTCATTGTCGATTCAAATTCACGGCCCAGGGTAATTATTTTTGACGTGGCCATTACTGTGCCAGCGGCAAGGGCGGTAAAAGCTAATGCGGCGGCACCAAACGAAATATTACCAAGCTCATGATTCATAAGGACAGCGGTTTTTTTCGCCATGCCTTCAGCTTTTTTTAAATCCATTGCAAGCTTTGTCGTTTTAGCGCTTACACTAATATATATCCCGCCAAGCTTCATTTCTTACCCTTTTTAAGCTGCTTATCTCTCATGACCTCGCCCTTCGCTCCTTGCACCATATCAAGACAATAAAGCCGTTCGTCTGACCCTATACCCACCATGTCCATGATCTTGAATGCATCAAGGTTTTCTATTGCTCCGAACATTCGCCAAAATACTTCGTAAACAAGTCTGTTTTCTGGGAATAAACCTGGCAGACATTCTGAACATGGTGGCTCCTCGTTATACAGTTTTTTATATGTTGTTCTGCACTTCTTGCAATCTATTTCTCCGGCCCGGATGCAGAACTCTTCAAGTTTTTTTTCTGGTCTTCTCGCTCCTCCTTGATGTCTGCGGCAAGGGTTGCTTTGAATCCGTTGACCATTTCTGCAAAGCCTTCAATTTCCTTATATGCCCGCTCAACGTTTCCAGGAGTACATTTCATTTTTTGATCTTTGTTGTCAAACATGTTTTCCCATGCGACAACAACAGATGTAAAAGTTAATTTTCTGTCGAGCTTCAGATTATTTTTTTGTGAAAACCTAGGCTCCATTTTGCCTTTTTCGCCTTTTACATATTCAACTTCTTGTTTATAAACTTGATCAAAGATATCCTGGATTTCACCTGGATTAAGATGTTTAATTTTCAGCCGTGATTTGTCTGGATCGTTCGGCACGTCAAACCATCGTTCAATAACTTTTGAAATTCTCATTTACATGCTCCTTTTGTTTTCTTATTTTTAGATTACCAGCATAATTTGTCAGAAACTTTTTACTTTCTTCTATTATCTCAAGAGCCTCGCAAATGCTTTTGAGATCATCAACAATTGAAACGGTCGGCTCAGACTGACCATTATCATATTGTGCAAAGATTTTCTCTTTTCCAGAAAAAATTTCAATTTTTGTCATGGTATTGCTCCTTTTGTTTTTCACACATAACATCAATTTCCGATCTGCTTAATGTTAAATTGACTTGAATCAATCCATCTGTTTTGCAATCAAATGGCATTATCTCGACCCCAAAAACACTTTTGATTATATTGCCGGTTTCGGTATCAATTATTTTCGTATCGTTTATGACACCAGTTTTGTTTTCAATTCTAATCATTTCCACGCTCCTTTTTTGCTCCGTTAAAAGTAAGGGCGGGGGAGGTGGAGCAACCTCCAACCGGACAATCCGGCCCGCCCAAGGTGGTACATTAAATTAATCTCATTGCACCTTCAATTTTTCCATCAAATGAAATTGAAGCAAGGCCATTTTTATCTGCTGAAGGCATAGGCTCAGTCAAAATCTTAATATGACTGACCATTGTCTCAGCAGGTAATCCACCACCGGCACCGGTTGTGCTGTTAGGCGTGTAATAGCTGGTGTCATCAACGTAAAATCGAAGGTCTGTAAGATCCGATTTAAGCCAATATGCATCCCTAATAGCGTCCTGGCCTGTTGTGTCATCCTTTTTGTAGTTCCCGGCGAAGGTTACGGTTCCGCCAGTTCTCAAGCCTCTCAGTGTTATCATATCATCATCGCCAAAATCCGTATCATCCAGCTCTGCGTATGATCCCCCTGAAATGCTCCAGGTGCCTATACCCAAGACAGTGTTTGCGCCAATTGTGACCTTACAATCTATGCCTATTTTGCTTTCATTTGCCATTTTGCTACCCTCCTACAATTTTTGTTATCAGGGGCTCCAGTCCTGCTTAACAAAGTTTATATTTATTTTTATGTCATAATCTTTTGAAACAATTTGTAAGTTCCCCAATCAATCGCCATGGTTGAAAGATGTTTGATATCAATTGAGCAATCGACAATTACAGGGATATTAGCTTTTTTAAGCTCATCACAAAAATTGATATCTTCTCCTATGGGCTGGCCAGAATCACCCACCGAAAACCTGAACCATTTTAGAGGTATCATATCATTCATAATTTTCATGTCATATAAAATACACCCGGTCCCGGTATAATCAACCGATAGTTCTTCTTTAAAACTTCCATCCTCGTTCTTAATTTCATCATCTGGCACTTGGTATAATTTCCCAGGATCGCCCCTGAGCAATAACGGGTCAAAAGGAGGATATCGTCTATGGACCCGAGCCCCGACTACAGGTTTTTCATGCGCCAACATTTTTTCGATCATTCCGGTTGTCTGGTAAATTTGGTCTGTATCCATCATAAGAATATGAGTGCATCCAAGGAGAAGGGCCTGCTGTACCAAATTATTCCTGGCGGCATCGATCTGACATGGAAAATCAGGCATTAAGACATCGAATGATATTGGTTTTCCGTATTTTACCAAGCTGCTCATGTATTCCGTTATGACTTTGACAAAGGAAAAAAAGAACTGTCTGTATACCATTTCGTCAGTAAGTGGCACGGCTATTGCAAGCTTGATACCATATTTTTCCTTCATCCGGTCCCGTTTTCGGCGGCAGTATGTTTTGAAATCACGGTCATATTTTCCATTATCATATGCTTTTTGGTATCCTTCGTCATATTCAGCAGTTTTATTAATAGGGTGCATATGTGTTATTTTACATTTATCAGCACATACCCACCGGCCAAGATCATCGGCAATATCTTTAAGCTCATTATCACAATAACAATGTTCGTAATCTGTGGGAAAAAAATCACCGCCTGGGATATGCTCAAGCATCTTTTTATGGGCCATCCAATGAGCAAGCGGGTTCCCATCTGGTTTATGTATATCCTGGGTATTAAGGCCAACCACGCCCCATCCATCGGGTAGTTTTTCCATAGCACCCATGGCATATCTTAGGAAGTCCCTTTCAGGGATTGTGTCATCTCCAAGAAATAAAATCATTTCTGATTTAGCCATTGATACTATTTTTTTTAAAGTCTCTGGGCATCCATTCCCTTCTTTGTCTTCTTGCCATAAAATTTCATATTTATCTTCTGAAACCCCCGCATTCTTTTTTATAGCATCAACACATCTTTTCAATCCATCCATCCTTATAACAGGAATGCAGATACTAACTATTAAATTATTTTGCTCCATTTTTAGCTCCTGGCCTTCTCAAGTAATACGTTATATTCCACCGAATAACCCTGTATAGGCGGGTCTTGCTCATAATCACCATTAGGATATATGTTGCCCCTCTGAAACTGCAAATGCCGCCATCCGGTCACGGTCAGGCTGCAATTATCGAATAAAGACTCAAAATCATTAAGTATTTGCCCAGCCTCTAAAGCTGAATTATTTTGACTGAAAATATTAAATTGTAATAAAAAATCTTCTCTTTCATCTGAAAAATCGAGCTCATTGTCATCAGTGACGGAAAAATAAACACAGTATGGGAAAATTGCGCTTTGTGGTGCTGCGTTAAGGTAAAATCTCCCACCTATACCAGTATAAGCTCCGTGTGAAGTGTTTGAATTAAACTTATTATATACAGCTTGAAATAATAAATTCATTATCCTGCCTTTAAATAAGCGTCTAAAGAATCTTGATATACTTTTGTTGCCTTGTGTTTATTTTTCCTTGCCGCTGGTCTCATAAATGGATTTGCTGGCAAATTAATCTTCGGAATTGATTTATTTCCGTACGGGTGTATCCAAACATTTCCAAGCTCAAAGAAACTGGCATGATATTTGCCCCACCATTTTTTAGGCCCCTGACACCAAACCAAATATCCACCATTTTTGAACAAGCTTTCATCAACATAAAATTGACTCAATAAGCCTTTATCTGTTGTGGTTTCGGCCTTTTGCTTCAATATTTTTTTTGCATCCTCCATAACCATCTCTGCTATTTTTTTAGATGCAGTATCAAGGGCAATTTTAGAGGCGTTAAGCACCTGATCACCGTACCATTCAATTTCAAAAGTCATTTTAAATGTCCTCCGTAACGAGAAAATCAAGTGTAATATTTTTTTCATTCATATTAATAGGCGCTCCTTTTATCTGAAAAATCCTTGATCCAAAAACCATTCGATTGGCTGAAGTTATCCCGGCTCGGTATCGTATCCGGATCTTGTTCGTTATCACGGATTCCAGTTTCATGGCATCTAATTGTTCTTTTGATGATAATGGCCATATTGCGGCGGGGACACTTCCCATGCCTGAAACTGAGCCCCAGGCAACCGTGAAGCCTCCCATTCCATCAGACGTGGATGTTTGCTCTTGAATATCAACTCTATGTCTCAATGCCCCAGCTCTCAAAATACACCGCCCCATAATTTATAAGGAAATAACAAAGCCTCCCAGGTTTTCAAGGTAAAATGATTTGG